CTTTTGGAGAAGTTATTGAAATTTCCGCTGTTGACATTGACAACTACGTAAACGGGGGTACTTATAGCGGTGGTACTTTAACGCTTGAAAGAACAGGTAGCCTTGGGGACATTGATATTGGTGGTTTTCTTGAAATAGGTTCAGGTGCAGGGCAAGCATTAGCTGGCAATACAACAACCATAAGCGTACAACAAGCAAGTGATATAAGTACAAATAATTTAAAAGTTAGTTTTCCAGAAGCTCCAACTGATGGGCAGCAATATGCTCGTCAAAATAGCGGTTGGTCTGTTGTTTCTGGAGGCGGCGGCGGCGGAGTTGGCGGTTCAGGTACAGTTAATACTATACCAATTTGGAGTACAACTACTGATTTAACAGATTCTCAAATTACTGATGACGGAGCAGATATAAATATTTCTTCAAGTAGAAACTTTAATGCAACAAGAAATTTTGGAGTAAACGAATTTAATGCTAAAATAGATGTCGGTAGTGGTTTAAATGCGGGTTTAGTCGCATTAGAAGTAAGACAAAAAGCATACGTTAGGGGTGGAATGGTAATCTCACCTAACCCAACAAATGTTCAAGTAGATGATAGTTCTCTTGTTATTGGTAGTGGTTCAAATGATATAGTTAATGGTTCAGACCATTGTTTGACAGTTGGTAGTGGTAATCAAATACTTAATGATTCTGATAGGTCAGTTTCATTTGGAAATAATAATGAAACAATACAATCTGATAACTCTATGAATGTTGGTAATACCAACATATTAAAATATTCAAATAACTCTCACGTAATTGGTCAAAATAACCAAATGGGAGATGAATACCCAAGTAACTTTTCGGGTTTAAACAACTCTTTAATAATTGGGTCAGACAATTTGCTTTTAACTGACGATGGAAGCCCCGCACCTTCAAGTGGTGGATTGAGTTTTGTTATAGGACACGATAATGATTTAAGGTATACTTTACAAAATTCATTTAGCTTTGGATATAGTATATCTAATTTAGGTCTTTCATCAATTCCACATAGAAACGATTTCAATATTGGTGGAGATTTAGTAGGGGTAAATCAAACAATGACTTTAGGTTACAGAAATGATACTACATCATATCCAACAATAGACCGAAATAACGGACTTGGAGAAACAAAATTTGTAGTTGCAGTAGGAAGTAGCACAACAACAAACGCAAATGCTTTATTAATAACAGAAGGCGGTATAAGCGGTGGTAGTGGCGGAACAGTACCTCAGGTGCCAAGAGTTATTTTACCAACAGTACCTTCGTTTTCAGCAAGTGACGATACAGCTGCAACTGCTATTGGAATACCCTCAGGAGGTCTCTACCAAAGTAATGGAGGGTTAAGAATTAATACAGGAAGTACAGTTATTAATCAAGGTATGTGGACTCCTCAGCTCATAGGTTTAGGCAGTGGCATTAATTTTAATTTTGTACCAACCACAGGATATCCTCAAGGAACATATAACATAATAGGCAACACCATAACATGCTGGTTTGAAATTAGGGGCACTGCTACTTGGGCATCATCAACAGGTTCTCCATTTATAGAAGGATTACCTTACGCTATCGCAAGTTCTCCTTCTGGAGGCACGGTAGAGTCTATAGGGGGTGTTTTTACTTATACAGAAGGAACTAATTCAATACCAGTTTCTTTTACAAAGTCCTCATCTAACAGAGTTGGTTTAACACATCAAAGCAATAATTTAATATCAACAGTATCTCTTGGCTCTGTTATTACAAGCGGAGCTTTGTTTAGATTAAAAGGATATATAAACTATAGATTAGCGTAAAATTATGAAAGAATTAATACAAATAGAAGTAGCTGAAGAATACGTGATAAGAGGTGTTTATAAATTAGAAGATAATGAGACTCTTGTTAGTACTTATTCTCCTTTCATACCTATAGAGGATTTGCCAATTGAACTTCAAGATACAGCTTCAAGTATTTGGACTGAAGAAGTTATGCAGGAGTATCAATTAAAATTAGATGAAATAATATCAAGTTTAAATTAAAAAATTAATAAAATTAAATTAAATGGACATAAGAAAAATATCAGTTGGCCCTGATTACAAGTCAGGCGCTATGCACTACTTGGTTGGGCAAGATGTATTAGGTGGTAATTACATTATTCATTTAATAAAGTATGACGAGCCAAAAGATTCTTTCAAGATTTATATTCAAGATAAGGAGGTAGTTATGCTTTGGAAAGAGTTTAGCTCAACAATGCCTATATCAATTGAATATAATATAAACTTTTGAAATCACCATTTAGTTTTATCGTACAACCTCAAGATAATAAGAGGTACAATAACACCAAAAAAATTGGCGGTATTGAATTTGTAGTAAGTACATCTGAAGAAGATTACGAGTCCGCAAACAGGGAGGCTGTAGTTTTATCTACACCTATAGGGTATTGTGGAGAAATTGAACCAGGCGACACTTTGCTTGTGCATCATAATGTGTTTAAATTTTATAACGACATAAAAGGAAGGCGTAAAAGCGGTAAAAGTTTTCTTAAGGAAAATTTGTTTTTAGTAGATAACGACCAATTCTTTTTGTACAAAAAAATCCACCAGTGGTATGCTCATGATAAGTATTGTTTTGTTGAACCTATACCTCCAAAAGAATCAATTATTTTAAAACCATTAAAGGAGGAGCCTTTAGTCGCAAAGATGATTTACCCAAATAGCAAGTTATCACAACAAGGCGTTAAGAGGGGGGACTTAGTTTCTTTTAAACCGGATAGTGAATACAAGTTTACTTTAGATGGTAAAAAACTTTACAGGATGTATGACCACCAAATAACTATGGTTTTATGAAATCTACTGAAGAAATTAAATTAGAAATTATAAATGCGGGGCGAAGAGCTGTAGAGCAACTTATAAAGGTAGCAAAAGAAGATATAATAAAGCCAGACCCAGAAGACGATATATCTGCGGATAGATTAAAAAATGCGGCAGCAACAAAAAAGCTTGCTATATTTGATGCGTTTGAGATTTTAAATAGAATAGAAAGTGAAAAAGAAGCTTTATCTTTAAGTAAAAATAATAACAGTGTAGATTCAAAACAAGGTTTTGCAGAAAGAAGGTCAAAATAAATTATATAGAGTAGTTAAAGATTATATCTCTAAATCCGTAATAACCAACAAAAATAGAAATAGAAGTTGGGTATATGGATATAATGAAAAATATGATGTTGTTATAATTTCAAAAACAGGTCAAATTGGAAATGTAATTTTAATTAACGGACTGCATATAGCGCTTCCTAAAACTCCAGATGAGTGTCTTCAAAGACACTCTAAAAAAGAAGAACAGTATTGGGAGCGTAAACAATTACCTAAGCAGCTTTCCAGAATACAGTCTATATTTCAATGGAATGAAATGCCGTCAGAGTTTAAAAACAGATGGGTAGATTACATAGAAGGAGAGTTTGATAGACGGGATGAAGGCGCTTGGTTTATGAATAATGGAGTGCCAACATATATAACAGGTGCGCATTATATGTACTTACAGTGGACTAATATTGACATTGGGTATCCGGAGTACCGTGAGGCTAATCGTATATTTTATATTTATTGGGAAGCCTGCAAAGCTGATAAGAGAAGCTTTGGTATGATTTACTTAAAGATAAGACGCTCTGGATTTTCATTTATGGGTTCTTCAGAATGCGTAAACACAGGGACACTTGCAAAAGATTCAAGAGTTGGAATACTTTCAAAAACCGGGTCTGATGCTAAAAAAATGTTTACAGATAAAGTAGTGCCGATATCTAACAGGTTACCTTTCTTTTTTAAACCCATACAAGACGGTATGGATAAGCCCAAAACAGAGTTAGCCTTTAGGATACCAGCCTCTAAAATTACAAAGAAAAATATGTATGATGTAGAGACTGAAGAGCTCTATGGATTAGACACAACAATTGATTGGAAAAACACAGATGATAACAGCTATGATGGCGAAAAGTTATTGTTGCTTGTTCACGATGAAAGCGGTAAATGGATAAAGCCAAATAATATTCTTAATAATTGGAGAGTTACAAAAACATGTTTGCGTTTAGGTAGTAGGATTATAGGCAAGTGTATGATGGGCTCTACATCAAACGCATTAGACAAAGGTGGTAACAATTTTAAAAAACTTTATAATGACTCTAATGTTTTTAACCGAAATGCTAACGGGCAAACAAAAAGCGGAATGTATAGTTTGTTTATCCCGATGGAATGGAACATGGAGGGCTTTATAGATAGATACGGAATGCCTGTGTTTCACACCCCTAAAAACCCAAAGGTAGATACTTATGGTGAATACATTAACCAAGGGGCCTTGGATTATTGGCAAAATGAAGTTGAATCATTAAAATCAGATGCTGATGCTCTCAATGAGTTTTATAGACAATTTCCAAGAACTGAATCACATGCGTTCCGTGACGAGAGCAAACAATCTTTATTTAATCTTACACGCATATACCAACAAATAGATTATAATGACTCTATGATTAAAGAGCATTATTTAACAAGAGGAAGTTTTTCTTGGAAAGACGGAATAAAAGACACTAAAGTAATATGGTCTCCAGACAAAAAGGGAAGGTTTCTTTGTTCTTGGCTACCGAGCGCAAATTTACAAAATAGATTCTTTAATAAGAATGGTAAAAAATATCCAGGGTATGAACACCTGGGGGCTTTTGGTTGTGATAGTTATGATATTTCAGGAACGGTGGGGGGTAAAGGTTCAAACGGAGCGCTTCATGGTTTAACCAAGTTTAATATGGACGATGCTCCAAGCAATGAGTTTTTTCTTGAATACATAGCCAGGCCACAAACTGCTGAAATATTTTTTGAAGAAGTACTTATGGCTTGTGTATTTTACGGAATGCCAATATTAATTGAAAACAACAAACCCCGTCTCTTATATCATTTTAAAAATAGAGGTTACCGAGGATTTAGTTTAAATAGACCTGACAAACAATTTAATCGTTTGTCTAAAACAGAGCGAGAGTTAGGTGGAATACCAAACAGTAGCGAAGACATTAAGCAAGCTCACGCATCAGCTATTGAGTCGTATATAGAAAAACACATTGGCATTGATTTAGATGGTAGCTTTAGAGACTCAGACGCAATGGGCTCTATGCCATTCACACGGACATTAGAAGACTGGGCGAAGTTTGATATTAGCAATAGAACTAAGTATGATGCCTCGATTAGCTCTGGTTTAGCCATAATGGCGTGTCAAAAGCACTTGTATACACCTGAAAAGAAAGAATCAAAAATAAAACTTAACTTTGCAAGGTATACTAACAACGGAGTATTAAGTGAATTAATTAGATAGACGAAAGACGTTAAGGTAAATATTTCATCTGTAGGTTTTCCCAGTCAATTTGTTTCTGACGCTGAAAAAGCAACTGACGAGTTTGGATTACAAATTGGGCAAGCAATACAGTATGAATGGTTTAAAAAAGATGGTAACGCTTGTCGTTATTATGACCAATGGAGAAACTTTCATAGACTAAGACTATACGCCCGAGGAGAGCAGTCAGTGGGGAAGTATAAAAATGAAATCGCTATTGACGGCGATTTATCTTACCTCAACTTAGATTGGACTCCAGTACCTATATTGCCTAAATTTGTAGATATTGTTGTTAATGGAATGTCTGATAGGCTTTTTAAAGTAAATGCTTATGCTCAAGACGCAATGTCTCAAGCCAAGAGAAGCAAGTATCAAGATATGATTGAAGGCCAAATGGCCGCTAAAGATATTTTGTTAGACATACAAAAAGCGACAGGTGCTGACCCGTTTACAACAGACCCTGAGTCATTACCTCAAAACGATGAAGAGCTTTCTTTGTATATGCAAATAAATTACAAACCTGCTATCGAGATTGCGGA